GGAATATTGAAACCACCGCCTGAACCATAGTTTACTGCTCTTACTCTAGCCAATGCACCTTGTCCTCTTGCTGGTATCACACTGTTTGCAAAATTAGGATTTGTTGGTCTATTAGGACTTGCTAATGTGTAACCACCTGCTGGGAATAATTTTTCTAATTCATCTCTAACATCATTATAAGGTGATGCCATGTTAAGTCCAGTAACGTTCATATCAAGACCTATTACTGTAGAACCATCTGTGTATCCTTTTGTTGCAACATCCGAATCATTAACTGGTGAACCTACGCCTGTAATTCTGTTACTGTTCAATACCGTGATTGGACCATTACTTCCTAATTGCAAACTGTTTGCCGAAGTAAACACACTTGAACCATCTACTGTTACATCATCTACAACTAATTGTGTTAAAGTTCCAAGTATTGTTAAACCAGGTGCTTGAGTTACACTGGCACCTAGTGCTGTTTCTGTTAAAACTGTATTTGTATTAATTTTAATTCCTTTACTTGCCGCTAAATCTATAAATTCAGAACTTGTCCAACTGCCTGTTCCATTTTGCCATACAAATGACTTGTCACCTTGGTTTGATTTTAATATAATACCGCCACCATCTACTGCCGCATCGTTACCTATATTGCCGTTGCTGTCGATTGCAAGTTCTATATTTTTATCTTCTACTCTTAAATCTTGTACATCTATGGATGTTGTTGTACCTGCAACAACAAGATTACCATCAATATTAACATCTCCGCCTACGTCTAAAGTTTTTGTAGGAGATGCTTTGTAAATTCCAATTCTACTGTTAGATGCATCAATTTTAAATGCAGATAGTTCTGCTGGATTTCTTACTTTTATTTCTACATCTTGTCCATTTCGTTGGTTTGAAATTGTAAATGCATTATTTGTAAAACCTATGTCAGTGTTACCGTTTAAACCAATACGTAATGCATCATCTTTTTGAATAGTAATTTTACCTACTGTTGTATCATCACCATCAGATACAAGATAACTATCAGCATTTCTAATTGTGCCATTACCATCAATTAATGCTTCAGATACAGAAGACGTGCCTATGTATTTGTAACCTGTGCCTACAGTGTTGAATCCTTTTTGTATTTCACCATTTGGATTACTTCCCGTTACAAGTTCAGTAATTCTGCCAGTTGCTACCGGAGTAAATTGTGCATTTGAATGAACACCTACCAAACTCCCTGCAACAAACATTTTAATGACGTGTTGCGTAACGTTTTGTGTATCTAATAAACTTACAACTTCAAATCCTGAAGTTCCTTGAGCGTTAGAATAAATTGGACCAACTAATTTTAAATTTGTTCCATCAAAGAAATACAGTTGACTTGTTTCATTATTGATCCACATATCACCTGCAACCATGTTTGGTTGTGTGTTAGATACCGTTGTACCACCTGAAGTAACAAAAGCCGAACCGTTGTATACTTTTAATCTATTTTCAGTTGTATCAAACCATAATTGACCTCTTAAAGGATTAATAGGCGCTGTTGCGTTTGAGAAATTTTCTAAAAGTTGAATAAAGTTTTCATTTAAAACTTCACCAAAACCTGAATAGTTTCTTCCTATAAGTGTTAAGTCACTGGAAGTAGTATCTAATTGACCATCAACTAGATCAACAAGTAAACTACCATCTGTTTTGTTTAGTTTATAACTCATTAAATGCCTCCAGTATAAATTATATAATTCAATGTGATGTAAGGATTCATTACATCCATTTGTTGTCCAATTGTGCCGCTAATTCCACCTGAATTAGGTAATTGCTGAGCACCTGTTGTATTTGTTAAATCAGGCCCATCTCTAGTTGTTACTTCGTTATCTGTTGATGCACCTGCTATCATTCTTGAAGCAAAGAATTGGTCACCATTGTTTGCTCTCATATTGTGTTCGTGATCTGGTAGGTTCTCTTTTGTAATTGTTTTCTTCTCATCACCTGCACCTTGACCTAAATTATCTGCCGCAACCGCTGTAACTCTGTCCGCTGAACCTTGACCTAAACCTGGATTAGACATATTGTCTTTACCTAATGGGAATCTGCCACGCAAATCAGGTAACTTGAAAACAGCAGAACTTGTCGGAGTTCCATATTGCGTTCCTATTATACCATATAGTGTGCTGTATACCGCTCTACTGATCTCTGCACCATCGCACATTAACCAATTAGCAGGAGCAGTAGCACCAGCAAACAAAGTAATTGAACCTACTGGTGGTGTTGGAATAGTGTTAACGATATTACCAACCGTAGTTTTAAATATTCCTGCTGTACCTTGTGTTCTGTTAATTATTAATTCATCACTTACTTGACTTGTTGTTGTTAATGTTTGATTGCCAATAAATGAATTGCTTATACTTGTATTAAAAGTTTTGGATGTGCCACCTGTTTGTCCATCAAATGTAAAACTTGTTGCTGTAACATCACCAACCATGTTAAAAGTCGATGCTTGAGTAAGTTTATTAGATGATCCTGCTGTACCTGATACTGTTCCACTTACGTTTCCTGTCAAATTACCTACAAAAGTATTTGCATAAACATTTCCATATTGATTATTTGTAGAACCTAGGTTGTGTATATTGTTTGCAGAAGGTGATATATTGTTTGCAACTAAATTTCCTGCAATATTTGTATCACTACCAACAAATAATTTTTTAGCAACACCTAAACCACCTTTCACTACAAGTGATCCTGAACCAATGTTAGTCGCATCAGTGATATCATTTGCTGTCACTATACCATCCACGGATAAAGTACCAGCCACGTCTAACACAGCAGTCGGGTTTGTTTTCATTACACCAACTTGTCCTGCAGAACTTAATCTCATTACAGTTGTTGTGGTACCTTGATTGTTTAATCTAAAATCTATTTCTTCATCTAGTGTGCCTAATTGAATTATACCTGCTTGTTGTTCAACAAACATTTTAAATGATCCTGCGGCACCTACTTCTATTCCATCATCTGTTTTAACTTTAATTGGAAAATCTGTTAATGAAGTTGTATCTGCTCTTAAAAAGTTGCCTGCCGCAACTGTTGAACCGCTGACAACAAGAGCATCTGCTTTTTCGGCTGTGCCATAAAATTTACCAACACCATCACCTTTTATATTTGCTATACTTAAATTAATTCCTGGACGCAGTTGTGAAAAGCCAGGTATTGTAATTTTTGGAGTAAATGAATCTGTTGCAATTATTGCCGCTGTTTGAGCCGCAACTTCTAATTTTATAATTGTGTAATCTAAATCATCAGTTCCTTTGATTGTTGTAGGCGTTGCACCTGTTGTTAATCCTGAACTGTATTGTGGACCTACTAGTATCCAACCTGATCCTGTGAATAGATATAATTGTTGCTGATCGGTATCAACCCATAAATCACCTGTAATACTTTCTGAGGCACTTGGTTGATTAATTGCTTTTTTAAGTCCACCTGATGCCACCCATGTTGTACCATCATAAATTTTTAATTGGTTTACACCTGCTGTGGTATCAAACCAAGTTTGACCTTGTATTGGTCTTAATGGAGCCGTGCTGTTAGCAAAATTTTCTAATACGTGTAGAAAATTTTCCGCTATTATTGTACCATATGATGTTGTGTTTTTTCCAGGAAATTGTAAACTAGTCTGACTATTCACTGTGTTGTCTTCGACAGTGATAGTTCCTTTGTTTACTGCATCAGAAAAACTTATGGTATATGACATCTATTACCCCTCGTTAAATCCTGTCAAACTTTGTACTCTTACAGTGTAATCTATTTGCACCAATCTATTCAAACTTTTTTGTACAGGATGGAAAACTACGTGTGTCAATAATTTGCCTGTGCCACTTGGCGAAAAACTAACAAGTCCTAGTTCATCAAACACATATAAACTATTTGCCTGCGATGCTTGATCAACTGCATCTTGTCCGTTTGGCTCACCGTAATCTAAAAGACAAGTTACTAACACATCTGTATAATTTGTACCGTTTACGTGTCTCGTTTCTATTTTATTTCTTTGAGGATCTAAGTTTGTTACACTTCTATCATCAACAACTTTACTATATGTTTGGTTATACAGACTTGCATTTGTGCCCGTGCTGTTAGGAGTCAAATATGTGATAATACCCGTAGGATCAACACTTGTTCCGCCGTTACCAAACGCCATAGAATTAATAAAACCTTGACCTTGATTAGCAACACTCTCCGCTAAAGCAATACTCATGTTTTCATAATGAATTGCATTACGTTTATTGACGAAAACAGCGCCTGATTCAGGGTCATGAATCTTGATATGACCTTGTATTAAAACTCCGTTGTTTTCATTAAATTTACTCATTTATGCTCCAATTTCTATTGTATTTATTGCGGCGGAGCCACTTCTTTTTGACGTATGAATCTTGCGATGTCATTATTCGTCTGACTCAGTGGATCTGTGCCTTCTTGCCAAATTTTACCTTGTTTACGTATCACCACAATTTTGGCATTTGTGGCTGGTGTATTTGTAAATGTAATCACAGGATTTACACCATCTACTGTGAATTCTGCTGACACAGTATCATCTGCTTCAGGACTGTCCTGTCCGTTTGCTGGATTATACTGTGAAATACTGTTTTTACGCATTCTCTTACCTCCAACAAATAATTCAAATTGATTTACATTTGTTGGTGTAAACGAAATTGTTAACTGATTATTTTGTACATTTGCACCTGTATACACTTCTGAGATAAACTCATCTTTGTAAGGAACTGTTTGAAAGGCACTTTGATCGTGAACTTCAGTGTCTGCAAAATGTTGAGTAGGAACTCCAGTACCGTGTGTACCTCTTCTTAATTGCTGTAATTTGTTACCGTCCTTAATCCAGTATTCTATTCTCTCGCCGTCTATGAATATAATACCAGGTAGACT